AGAGGAATATCATAAGGATACTCATCAGGAAGGAAATCATAATTAATACGTGAAAGTATCTGTAGTTCCTGACGCTGGCTGTAGTGGAGCCGTTTATGGATACCACTAAAGAACTTCATTGATTGTTCGATCAATGCAACCGTAGTACCAACAGGACCATAGTTAGAAGCATCAGAAACAACCTGATCTGTTTCGTCTGCAAACTTCTGACCGGCTGTGCTTACGAACTGTAGCATCTGCATTAGTGTAGCAGACGGTTCTTTGTAGGGTAGATTGATAATAGCTTTATTTAGATCTACACCGGTAGCTTCTACTTCCCTAAACTCGCCGGGTGCAATAGGTTCATCTCCTCCTGTTACACGAACACCACGAGCTTTAAATCCTCCGGGCAACGTAGCAAATTGTCCAGCATCAATGAGGTTTCTCATTGCCGCTGTTGAAGTGGCTGTTAGGTTGCCAAGAAAATGGATGTAGCCAAGACCGTAAAAACCAAAACCGGGAACAAACCTATAATGAGTAAACCAAAGAAGCTTCTCTTTAAGTGGATCATTTTCATTCCAATTTCTCCTTATTGAAAGAACAGACTTAGAATCTTGATCTACTGTTATCACATAAGGCAGACCGACACAAAGGCAATTATCAATTTCTTTTTCCCCACACATCGGACACGGACATCCTTCTTCACCCCTATGTTCGATCTTAAGGTAACAATGGTGTTCGAGTAATGTGTGTTGAGGATTCTGACTATAGTCGGGTTGGATACCAAGAATAGAATCCATCTTTTGTCGTAGTGTAGAAGGGGTTACTTCTGAAGGTTCCATTAGATTATCATCTTCAGGTAACGCATACATACCTGCCATAATATCCTTTTTAAGATCGTTGGGTGTACGATAGATGACCTGAGTGTAGTGGTCGGCATTCTTTAGATCTGACGCATTATACGAAACATAGAAGTTATCTATCGGAACAAACTCTACTACCGGACGTTCAAGAGTCAGATCATAATATGTTTTCTTGAATGCAGAACCAAAGACCGGAAGGTTAAACAACATCCTTTCGGTTTCATCGAAGTATTCAGGCATCTGTTGTGTTAGCTGGTAGTTCATGAAGTTCATAACACGGTTGGCCTGTTTCTCTTTTTCAGGTGTGGATGCACCAAGTATCTGTGTCCTTACTGGTCCTTTTGCAGGAAACAGTTCTTGCGATGCTTTGGCCTGAAACTTTACTGCAGATTCAATAATCAATGGATGTACGGCAGTACAAGCTCCTTCAAATGGTTCAGAAGTTTCCTGAAGCTTGAGTCCCAACAGGTCAAAGCCACGTTCAAATGTAGATTCCCATTCAGAGCGGCTTTCTTTGTCGGCATCAAATTCTTCTATGACGTTGTTTGCAATTTCCAGAAGTTCATCTTCATCGAGACTTAAAGCCAGATTATCCCAATGGTTGTATGGTTGTTCTTCCGTACCCATTATATATTCTAGAAGTTCATCTTCACCAACAGGTAATTCTATTTCAATCTCTTCTTCGTTGATTGGTAATTCACCTAATAGAGGATTATTACCGCCACCACCCTGATCAATAAAAGGATTTCGTTCCATAGGATTAGCCATAATACTTAATTATTCCTTATTTTTTTTAAAATTTCCAGTAACCAATTCTCTTACGTCTTTCTTTGGTTTCTTCCAAGTCATCAATTAGGTATGCATCTAACGGATGATCAACACGCCAAGATTCTTTAAGATAAAGAACAGCCATTACCATAGCATCTACCTGATCGTCGTAAGCTGCATTAGGAAACGTTGCAGCCTCAAGTATTAACTCTTGAGCAAATGGTTTATCCGGAACCCAAACACGCCCTGCTTCTAGTATAGGCGTAGAAGCATTGACACGAGACACCTTATCCTTATCTGGATTATATTCCATAACGGGTAAGCCAGCTCGTCTCATATCCTGTATCAAAGACTGGCCCGATGCTTTCTTCTCTATAATTAAAACATCAGGATTATATTTATCATACATCTCTTGTGCCGCTTTACGCAACTCTGGGTACTCTAATCGCTCCCTTCTATTGCTTAGTAGTATAAGGGATGGAATCAATCTTTCTACGCCAGCACTATCCACGGTTATCTTTTGAAAGATACCCCATGTCTGTATTACCGAATAATCGGCAGTACTCTTGACAGAAAAAGCCGTATCGTAAGTCTGAACCACAAACTCACAATCCGGTGGTTCCTCCATAAAGTCCCACATCTGGAACCAGTGTTTCTTTATGATACCACCTTCTTCTGGTGTAGGATCCTGCATAAACAAAGATTGCCAGTACTTGGTTCCGTTTTGGGATTTAATTTCGAGTTCGTCTTTTCTAAGTATCTCTGTCGGTTTCCACTCAGGAAAGTAAGAAGAACCAACCGGTAACTCAAGAAGTTCAGCAGACTCTTCATCCAGCCACGCAGGTATCTTGATAACTTCCCATCCTTCTATTTCAGGATCGTCAGGATCATCATCCCTAAACACATCTTCCTTCTTTCGTTTCTCTTCCATAGCCAGAAGCCACCCACATAAGTCATCTTCGTGGTAGCGGGTGTTGATTATAACGATGTTACCATCAGGCATCAGGCGGGTACGTAGACCAGCCGGATACCATTCCTTAATGTATCTACGTCCCGCTTCTGAGAATGCGTCTTCTTCAGACATAACATCATCAAGGATGGCTACATGACAACCACGACCAGCAATCTGTGAGTGAACACCGGCAGCTATATAGACACCGTTCTGTTGGGTCTGCCATTTACCAGCAGCTCTAACGTCAGCTCTTAGGGTAGTATTTGGGAATATCCGTCGATAGATATCGTTGTTGACCAGATCACGAACAGAACGACCAAAGTCAGAAGCAAGTTGATCAGAGTGAGAAACAGAAAGTATTTCAGAACTGGCATGACGGCCCATATACCATGCAGGGAACATCTTTGAGCACAGGACAGATTTAGAAGACCGAGGCGGCAAGAACACCATAAGTCTCTTTACGCTTCCGTCTTCAAGACATTGAAGCTTTTCAGATATAAGTTCAATGTGTTTTCCCATCTTGAAATCAGCAATCAATGACGGAATCAATAACTTTACAAACGTAAGGAAATTACTTCGTGCCTTAACTATAGCCTGTTCAAACAACTTCTCACGAAGATCTACAAGATTAGTTTGTGTCGTCATAGTTGTGTCGATAACGCCCCATATCTTTATTTCTCCTTTTCCACCGTCTACGCCATAGATAGCAGTTAAATTCAGATACCTTTGTAGATAACCAGTTTATAACACCACTATGCCAGAACCACCGTAACTCAGTCATTGTTATATAGCCTTTGGTTCATAATCATAGGGGTTACGAACAACAGCACCTGTTTTATGTGATTCTCTTGATTTAAGAAATTCTTTCATTTTTTCTAAGGTTTCTTTCTGTTCAGGAGAATAGGACCACTTATACTCTGGATCACTTTCTGCTCTATAATCTGGAGCAAGATAACCACGAACATAAGCATCTTTTCTACTTCTGTTCTCCCAATTCTCCATATCTGGTTCATGATCTGGATTACGTTCCATTATAGGAGTTTTATTTCTCATCTCGTTTATTATTTTTTTATAAGCGTTTTTATCTATTTTAACATGCTCTGGTGAACGGATATTATATACTTCGTTTTTCATTCTTTTCCATTCTTCATCATCCATAGCATGAAGCATATCTCCAAAGATAGCTGATTTTAAACGATCTGGGGTATTCAATTCAGGACTATAAAGTTCAATAACATTCCGGGCTAGATCTGGACTTGCATCTTCTTTTCCTTTCGGAAAATATTCTAATAATCCTCTACCTGTATTTCTTTCTGGTCTATTACGACTATCTACTACTTTAAAATTATGTTGTGCAAGAATAGGATATTCTTTATAAATATCTTGTACAATCTCATCAAGATCAATATCCTCCATCGTTATTACTTCTTACCACCCTCAACAACCTTCAGGCCAACCATATCAGCCAGCTTATCTATGTCTTCGTTGAGTTTCTTTTCTTCGTCTTCGTCGGAGAAACCTGACATCTTTATCTTCTGTTCGGACTTATCCACAAACATCCCAAGATGTCTGGCTACAGCTTCCATACTACGGTTGGCATTCGTAAAGTCCCGACCTTCCATAGCGTTGTCGTAGACTGCTGTAATCTTTTCCAGTACTTTTTCTACAGACCACGACATCCTTCGGAGGGTTTCTTCCTTTAGGTTTCCTATTCGTTTCTTGATTTTGGGGTTGGTATAAAAAATACGGTTGGCTCTTCGGCGGGTTTCATTTTCGTCTTTACCCAGAGCATATCCAGCTGATTTATATGCATGCATAATATCACCGGTAGCGATAAGCTCATTACAGAACTTCTCCTGCTTGGCTGTTAAACCACCAACAAGACGAGCTTTGGAGGAAAAATTCAAACGTTCTGTATCTTCCATCATTCTATCCTTACCTTTTTCTATGTATTGTTTGATTTTGATGTTCTCTACACGCTTTGCAAAATCTTCGGGAGTATCTGATTTATCATAGCGTTTGGGTCGTATGGTCTTTTTCCCGGCTTCTCTAAAGATCCTACGCCTGTATTCACGGCGCATATCCTGTAGATCCATTCCAGCAGAGTTCATCTTTCGGGAAGATGCTGTTTCTTTGATTAAGGTCTTTAATTTATCATCGGGCATCTCTGCATACAATATGTGAGCATCCCGATCAAGTTTCTTTTTTTTCATAATCTTTGCATATTCCTTTAGTATAGTTTATCATGGATTTTGTAACTGATGCCACTATATATATTCGGGTCAGTTTTTTTATATATACATAACCATTCTTCCGCTTATAAAAAAAAATAAAAGGGAAGATAAAAAAACAACGAAAAAAAGGAAAAATAAAAATTGATAAACATGTTTGAAAATCTAACTAAACAACCACAAATGTTTGATTCGTTAATTGATCAGATGAATAGTTTGTTCTTTAATTATAATAGCAACTATAAAGAATTTATGGAACATACGCCCAAAGAATTAATGAAGCTTCCATTCTATAAGTTCGATAACGAAATTCTTTATTATGGTGGAGACTACATTATCTGCTCAGACCCAAAGGATTCTAAACATAAGAACTATATCTTTTATTTCATTATTCCGGGTCACGATGAATCAACCATTGAGATCAATCGGGTTAATGATAAACTAATCATTAAGACCAAAGATTACGATAAGGATGTTGTTGTTATGGGTAAGAACCCCTTTAATACAGAAGGTTCGGTCTATAATTTCTATAAGGTGGTAAACCTTATTAAGCATTCTTTTGAGGTAAAGGAAGCTGTTTGTAAGAATGGTATCCTTACTATTCTCGTTACCGATACAGATAAAGAAGCAGAAAAACAGGTAATCAAAGTTAAGAACACGTATAGTTAAACATCTCGATTTCCGTTTTAAAAGAGTCGGCTATCAGGTTAACAGCTTTCTTACTGTTACCGAAGTAGCTGGCTCTTTTCTTTTGTAGTTCTTTGGTTGTTGGAGTACCTCCCTTAAAGGATGGGAGGGGTATTCCCGTTAGTTTGAATAGTTTATCCAGTAACGGGGTAGTGTTCTCGAAAGAAAAGATATCGTTTACTTCAGATAACCATACGGTCTGTGATGTTAGCCTGTCACCACAGAACGGAAACGAATGAAGGTACTTGTAATCTTCATCGAATAACCACTGAACAAACCCCCTACTCTTGATACGGTATTGTTCTCTGACAGCATCAGACGTTTCTGTCAGGCTTTTACACCATGCAATATTGTCTGATGGTCCTTCGGTATAAAATTCCCACAAACCAATCATATAGTCATAGGGATTACGCACTATCCCAAAGGTATATATGGTGTCCCAATCCTCAATCTTGTCCTTTAGGTCTACCGAATAACAGTAATGTGGAAGGATTTTTTCCTGCTTCTTATACTTATTTGGAACAAGTTTCTCGTTATTGGAATCTATAAACTCTGTGATATTGGCTGATATAGCTGGTATCTCCAATGGAACACTTACATGTAAGAAATTATATTTTTGATTATACAGAAACATTGAGAAGGTCACTTTCTACCATGTCGTCTACTAAATCCTTAAAGGTATTTTGGTATTTCCATTTTAGTTTTTCTTTAATCAAGCTTGCATCTCCCAACAGATAGTGAATGTCAGAGGGTCTGTAAAATTCTTTGTTTACTTCTATCAGGGTTTCTTCTTTGTTGTTCAGGTTGATTGCCTTTTCATTAACACCCCTTCCTATCCACTCCAGACCTACACCTATCTTGTTGAAGGCCAGCTCACAAAAATCCTTAACGGTTCTTGTTTCTCCGGTAGCTACCACAAAATCAGTAACTTCGTGGTACTTGTTTAAGATCCCATCCATAACTTCCTGTTTGGTTAGCATCAGGTGCATAGTCTTGACATACTCTCTGGCATCTCCCCAATCACGTTGGGCATAGATATTTCCAAGTTGTATTGGGGATGTGTTCTTTCCAGAAGCGTATTCAGCTATACCTAAAGTTATCTTACGAGTCACAAACTCTTTACCACGACGGGGTGACTCATGATTAAACAATATACCATTAACACAATACAGGTCATAAGCCTTACGATAGTTCTTGACGGTATAGAATGCAGAGGCTTTAGCTATTGCGTAAGGAGATGTAGGACTAAACGGAGCAGTTTCATTTAGAATAATATTTTTTTTACTGCCGGTATTCCCAAACAACTCTGAGGTAGAAGCCTGATAGAACCTGAACCTATCCTTAAAATAGTTACGAAGACTTTCGAGTAGGATTATAACACTAACCGCATTGATCTGGTGGGTAATAGATGGAATCTTAAAGGATTCTCCTACATGAGACTGTGCAGCTAAGTTATAGACTTCAAGATCTTCACTAATACAAAGTGAGGGTTTACATTTATTATAAACAGTATGGACAAAGTTGTCTATAGATCCTGTATCAAGAAAATCCATGTTGATTAGTTGTAGGTTGGGGTTATCTTTGATGGGATCTAGCCGTTCCATAGAATTAGAGGAGGATTTCCGTACAGAACCAAAGACATGATAATCCTTATTTAGTAGGTATTCAGCCAGATAAGAGCCATCCTGTCCTGTTATCCCTGTTATTATGGCGTATTTTTGCATGTTATTACGTCATTAACAATATCTGCTACGATAGTTACTTCATTTTCAGTAAGTTTAGGGTTATTAGGGACATATAGCCCGTATTCGTCTATTTTATCTGCATTGGGTAGTTTTATTTTCCCATATTGTTTCTTATAGAAGGGTTGATTGCCCATAGAACCACAAACAAGTGGCCGTACCTCTACACTATTGTTCTGTAATTGCTGTGCTATTTCATTACGTGCGGGATGAATGATGGGATATGCAAAATTAGAAACAAAAGAGTTGGGATATAGCTTTGGTTTCCAGTAATCGTTGTGGATTAGTCGCTGATACAAGCGAAAATTCTTTTCACGAACCAAACCCCACTCATTTAGGTTGTCTATTTGTCCGATACCTATAAATGCGTTTAGATCTGTAGACCTAAGATTGTAACCGGGGTAATAAAAGGTGTATAACGACTCAAAGCCAGACACATCCCATGCATCTCGTAGTTTGTTTTGGGATTTCTTGTCGAGATCCCTATCCCAACCATGACTTCTGAGACTTAGCAGCAAATCATACAACTCTTTGTCGTTGGTTGAAACAAATCCTCCTTCTATTGTAGAGATATGATGACCAAAGAACGTAGAAAAAGAGGACATACTACCAAATGTACCAAGATTCTGACCCTTATGTTTACTACCCATAGATTCACAGGAGTCTTCCAACAAGACTATATCGTGTTTATCACATATATCCTGTATTTTATCCATTTTAGGTACCAGACCTAAAACAGAAACCAACAACAACGCATCTATTTTTCCATGACTTGTGATGATTTCGTTAAGATGGTCCAGATCAATAGATAAATCGTTAAGGTTACAGTCACATAGTATGGGGGTTAGGCCAAGTTGTATGATTGGAGCCAGATCTGTAGCCCATGAGACAGAAGGAACTACTATCTTTAGTTTGTTTCGGTCCTTCTGCATACGTGTGTTTTCAATATATGCACTTAACATCAACAAATTAGCTGAAGAACCAGAATTACAGAACACAGAATACTTTGTTCCGATCCAATCCGACCACTTCTGCTCAAGTTCTAATGTTAGTGGGCCTTTGGTTAGTTGTGGGTAGGTCTGTAACCACCCAACTAGTTTGTCTATGTCGTCGTTAGAGATGGTATCTTTTACTAAATTTATCATGTTCATAACATAAAGGAATAACTGGAAGTATACAATAGTCAAAGACCCAAAATTTTAGAATTTATGTCAGGGGGTATTGAATAATCAGCAACGCTCTGCGTTTTTTCCCCCCCCTTAAACCTCCGGTTTTCCTCTAGACCCTTGGGCGACTTTTCTTAAAAACCGCAGAAAACTGCGGGTTCTAGG